ATTGTAGGAGAAGGTTCACAGCAGAGTGAGGACTACGACAAGGTAGCTCACGTCCGTCGAGACCCCTAAGAATACCAGTAGCCTCTACCTTTTGCTTCACGGCATCGTAGAGCTTCTTGATGGACGGTGTCTTCTTCATAAAGGCGGCTTTAAGGGCTTTACCTTGCTTAGAGGAACCTCCAACGATAGAGCCAATCTTAGCGTCACCTGCCCCATACAGGAAGGCGTAGATGAAGGTCTTGGCGTCATCACGGGTAGGTAGTCCAGCGGCTAGTTGGTTAGCTGTGTGGATGTCTCCCTCAAGGATTGTTTTGCCATAATCTGTATCCCCGAACATAGCGAGGTAGTGAGCAAGGCAACGTAGTTCCAATCCAGAAGCGTCAGCACCAACAAGCACCTTGCCTTCTGGAGCAGTCCAACAAGAGCGACACTCCTTACCATAAGGCGCACGTCCAGCAGGAGTCTGCGCAACGTTCGGGTTTGAGTGTGTGCAACGTCCGCTGACAGCACCGTTGGTGTTGACCCTACCGTAGATACGACCGTTCTTCTCTAGCTTGAGCCAAGCTTGTTTACCCTCGGCAACTTGACCAAGACGCTTGGATACCAGCAGATACTCAAGGAGCTTTAAGGCTGATGGAGTGCCAATGCTTTTAAGCACAGGCTCATCAATCTTAGGCCGCTTACCTTCAAAGGCCGCTGGCTTCCATCCTTGTGCCATCAGGCGTTCACAGATTTGGTCACGGCTGTTGGGGTTGAATGGGATTTCCTTGGTACGCTTTGGTCCCTTGATGATTTCCTTGGGCTTCCATCCAGCCGCAACGAGTTCCTTCTTGGTCTTCGCTGTGTCTCCGTTGGGGGCTACCCACCAGTGGCTTTTCATCTCAAGGATAACGGGACCAAACTCTTTGGCGACCTCCTCAGCAATCTCAGCACGGCGAACCATAAGGTCAGACGTAAGCTTCTCGGCTACCTCTAGGTCAAACGGGAAGCCATTGCTTTCCTGCTGTCTGATGATAGTCGCGAACCGATGCTCAAGGTTAAGCATCCGTAAGTCAGGGTTCTTACCTATTAGGTGGTCGTAGATACGCTGAGTAACGATGGTATCCTGTTTGCAGTATTCTGCCATAGCAGGTGTGAAGGTTGACCAGTCCTCGGTCTCACCGTGGGTGTCTTTGAGCACACCGATACGATGTCCCCAAGCTTTAAGGCTGTGGGAACCAATCAGTGTTTTCTCAAAGCCCTCACGTAGGAGGTCTTGGGCGCGAACGTCTGGGCAGATACAGCGTGCCATTACAGCAGTGTCCCATACACAGGGATGCTGAAAGCCATACATCTTACGCAGGGCAGGGTAGTCAAAGCCAATGGAGTTATGCCCCACAATGGCGTCGAACGAAGCGAGAGCTTTGAGTCCGTCCTGAAGAGTATCTCCAGAGTAAACCTTGGCTACGCCTTCGCTGTAGATTGCAAGACAGTGAACGGTCTCTAGGTCGGACAGGTTAGTCCAATCCTCAATTCCATTAGTCTCAATATCGAAGAATGCTAATTTATTCATTTGGTGTGCTTGGTATAAGTGTGGTGAGTGGGAGCAGGATGCCCCGTGATGTATTGTTGTCTCCCCCTCGCACATCGCGCTTGGTTTTCTTGAAGGGCTCAATGAGTTCTTTAAGCTCTACAAGCGGGATGAAGATGATAAGGGATTCAACAACGAAGCAGTAATAATCCGCTTCGGAACGGTCTACGCCAGAGACTTTACCTCTGGACATATACTCAACAAATACGTTGCCCGTCTTCTTGGCAAGCATATCTTTTTTAATCTCTATCTTTTTTTCAGAGAGCAATGCGCCAATTTCCTTTTCAGCTACTTGTCCTAGTTCAAGGTCGTGTCGAAAGTTCGAGCAGTATTTCATATATTAGAATGGGTTTTCGGTATAATGTTCCTCGGACATGGAGCCCGTTTGGGGGTTGTAGTTCAGAGCACAAGCAATGCCTGTTTCTCCAGAGAATCTGTTCTTCAGCACCCGCATGACCGTCTTGTTGCGGTCTTCGGTGTCCTGCTGATTACGTTCCAAACCAATGACCATATCGGAAAGCTGGGCAATGCCAGCAGAGCCACGGAGTTGTGCTAGGGAAGTAGATGCGCCCTCTTCGTGTCCCTTACCTTCGGGACGCTTGAGGTGACTGACAAGGATAAGCCCAAGCTTAGTCTCCTCTACGAGCGCACGGAGCTTGGTCATAGTGTTGTCAATCATTCGGCGTTCGTCACCGTCACCCATACCAGACACCACGATACTAAGGTGGTCGAGAACGAGGTAATCTACATCCAAGACTTTCGTCATATAGCGGATGTGTCCGATGAGGTTGTCGCTGTCTAGTGAGCCCCAGTGGTCGTAGAGGAAGCAACGCCCAGACCCTACAGTAGCTTTGAAGGCTTCATTGTAGGAGTCGGTCGGAGTGAAGTTAGGGTCTAGGTGTAGGAGTTCACCCATCTCAAGCCCAATGATGGAGTTCGCCGTCCTCTCAAGGGATTCCTCAAGGGCAACGTAGCCAACATTATGGTCAGAGTGCTTCAGGATGTCGTGGGCAATAACCTTACAGACGTGACTCTTACCAATACCAGAGCCAGCACAGAACGTAACAATCTCCCCCTTGCGGATACCGTGGGTAAGACGGTTGAGTCCAGCGAAGGGGTAGTCAATTGCTGTGAAGTTCTTAGGTGTGGTGAGGCGTTCATATAGCTCACTGCCATCTATGATGTCGTCAGGCTTCCAAGGCTTCGCGTCCCACATAGCACTAACAATCTCAGACCCCCGCTTAGCCATCAGCATTTCGTTAGGGTCTTTCATAGGAAGGCGAGCAATCTTAGTCTTACCTGCTGACAAAAGGTGGCACACTTCTTCAGCCGCCTTGCGTCCTTGCTCGTCTTCATCAAACATGAGGACAACCTCGTCAAAGGAGTCCAGCCACTCGAATTGGTTCTTGAATATTGTCTTGGCTGACTGTGCGCCTGAGGGTAGAGAAACCGTAGGCCACTTGCCCTCACCGTTCACCATAGCCACAGAAAGACAGTCTACTTCTCCCTCTGTGATAACTACCTTACGACCCCCATTAGGCCACAGGTGTTGTCCAAAGAACGTCGAGGGCTTACCCTTGCAGGAGAACCTCTTGTCTTGGAAGCGTAGTTTCTGGGCGACGAGTTCCCCCGCTAGGTTGCGGTAGTTAGCAACGTGGCAAGGCTCACCATTAACGGAAGCGATGTGGTAGCCATACTTCTTACAGATGGCGTTGGTTAATCCTCGCGCAGGGATGTCGGAAACCTGTCCAGAGACAAACCCCAGCGGGATACGAGAAGAGGGCGGAGCTACGCTTGAGCCACCTCCCTTGGGGTTAAAGATACCGCAGGAGTAGCACTTGGTGCTTCCGTCGGTGTTGATAGTGAGTGCGTCTGTGCTGTCGCAGTCTGGGCAAGGTTGGTGTGTTTGTGCGGGTGTTAAGTTATCCATTCTTTTGGTATTGTTTTGTGAGCCCACTGGAAGCCGTGCTTGTCGCACCAGTCCCCGTATGTGGTCTTGCTCTTCTTGTTTAGTGTGTTGTGTGCGTTCTGAAAGCAAAATCTTATATCCATCTCTGGGTTGCATTCTCGCACCCGTAAGTGTTTGGTGCGGTCGGCGGGTAGCCAGTAACCCTTGGCTTCAATAATTACTCCGTTGGGGAGGATGAAGTCAGGGGTGTAGACACACTCTCGTGTGTATTTTAGTTTTAACGTCTCGTAGTCGAAGGGAGCCCCCACCCCTTTCAGGGTGAGAGCAAGTCTTTCTTCAAAACGGGAACGATACTTAGAAGTTGATACCCGCGACTTGCGCGGTTTCTTCTTCTTGGAACGCTGTATCCAAGGATTCGCCATCGTTAATGTAGCCGTTTTCTTCTTCGGTGAATCCGTAGGAAGAACTACTGCCGTTGTTGTACTCAATTAGGTCGAGGAGTTGGACAGCCTTCAGACGCAGGGTATAACCAAACCCCTGCAAATCGGTGTACCAAGTGTAAACTTCGACGCTTAGTTTTAGTGTAGAGCCGCTGCCAATAGCAGGAACCTTAGGGAGCTTCGCGCCTTTCGAGTCAAAGACTGGAATGGTGAAGAGAAGCAAACCATTCTTGGTCTGCCGTCGCGACACTTGTTTCGCATAGATTTCAAAGTCACCGTCAGGGGTGATACGAATAGGGCTCGTGGCGGCCTTCTTCAGCTTCTTGTCTTTTACTTTGCATTCTGCGTCATACTCTCGCTCAACTATGTCGGTCACGTGTTTTGTGAACGCATTAAAGGCCGCTTCATCTACATGCAGTTTGCACGAGTAGACGCCGTCTTCGTTGAACTTTGTATCAGGTGTGTCGATACGTGGGTACACTGCTGTACCTTTGGGTGTTGTCAGTATTTTACTCATTATTATCTCTTTGGTTTTTTGGTTGTTGTTGATTCTCAGTTACGAGAAGAAATAGGGACTACGCAAAACCTCACTAAGGTCTGCTGTGCCGTATTCAGGTGTGTCTGGAAATTCGATGTGCGGGTATCGCTCCTTTAAATCGTTACGAAGAGCTTCAAGCTGGTCAACCTTAAAAACAGAATAATATTGTTCTCTGAGAATACGGCTGAGCTTGTCACATTGAGCCGCGTGGGTTCCATATGAGTCGTGAATCATTGCAAAGTCGTAGATGCCCTGCCTGTTGCACTCGACTACCGTCTTGGTGAGGCACGCCGCATCTAGGCTGTGGACATAGTTCGGGCTGATACCCTGCTTCTGTCGTCGCGGGGAAATATCATCAGCATCTTTATACCACTTGATGTATGTCCCTGAGCCGTTGATGCTGGTGCGAACATTCTGCGCTGTTGTCTTTTTGTAAGATTGGAGAACAGGGAAGCCTGAAGGAGAAGTCCAACTTACAGGCTCCCCGTGTTCTGCTAGTGCTTTCGCACAGGACTGTAACCAATTCATGCAGTCCTTGGGCTTTTCGAGGACTTCATTGATTGAAGACCACGTCAGCTTACTGAGGTAACCAGTGACTTTGTAGCGTTCATCTTCTGTGAACGGGTTGGCGCGTCTGGTTTTACGCATTGTGTCTTGATACCATTCATCGACGTAATCCCGACAACTGTAGAACGTGCCACCATAAGGCCACACCATTGTCGGACGCTTAGCAAGCTTACGGTCGATACCGAACTGTATCCATCTTTCTGCGTAGGGGTGATTGTTTTCTTTGTCTGTCTCTAGCTTCTCAAGAACGAGGTCAGAGACAATTCTATAAATATCTTGGGGCTCTGTTTCTGTCAGCACATTGGTAGCCCTTGCCCCATATTCGTCCCTCATAAGCATAGAGAGAATCTGAAGACCGTTGTTTGTTCCATCCAAGTTGACGGGGAGGTGACTGGTTAGCTTGCCTGTCTTCTTATACTGTCCCCACTCATTGCACCAAGCAAGGAACTGGAATGGCTCGTCAGCGTCCATCCACTGGAGATTGGTAGTAGGACTCTCGTGAATAGCTATGGCCTGCTCAGCGAAGTCCTCAGCCCATTGGACACGGTTCTTGAGGGTAAGCTTGTCGTTGCCGTAGGTGTTAGCCCCTTGAATAGCTAACCAGCCAGCATCTACTTCGTTTCGTATCTTCTCGCCACGGTGAAACTGGAGGAGTCCTCGGCTGATGTCGGGACCTTGGATAGAGAGGAAGGCGGGGATGTTGTAGAGGCGACCACGGAAGTCCACTTGTGACGGATAAAAGAACCGTTTACCCGACAGCTTCTTAGCGACATAGAGTATCTTGCTGACAAGCAGACGGCGGCTGGTATTAGATAACCTGTTGTTATAAACCTTTGCCGCCATCCGCCGCCAGAGAGTGTTGGAGGCTTTGTTGTCTTTAAAGTCAACGGGGACAGGTGGGAGGTCTTCCTGTTCACGAGAAGGAAGCCCGTCCACGATGACATTGTGCTCCCAACACCACTCCATCACCTTGAGGACTACGGGGTTAATAGTCCATGGGGTTTGCTGTATGAGGTTAGTTGCCTCCATTGGTTCAGGGATAGAACCCTCGATAGACCGAAGGTAATCCATGTTATTCGTTTTAATGAATGGAACTTTAGGTAGGTAAGTATGTTCGCGGTCATACCCTCCGTCCCAGATGTTAGTCCAGCAAGCAGGAAGTTCGACGGTGGGCAACCAGAACGGCTCAATAAATTCTCTGTTCTCATTAAACTCCTCAATCCATTGTAGGGTGTCAGTAGTTGCGTTGACGTAGCGAGTGGGACGCTTCCGCCTCTTCTCAAGAATGTAGGTGTATTCAATTAGATTAGTGGATACTCGCACAAGCTCCGTCATCTGGAGTCCGAGATTGAGCTTATCGCGGTGAGCCCACGGCTCCCAAGCGTTCATCAAGCCCTTCTCTGTCTCGTGTTTCATTGAAGAGCGGACGTGGCGCACCTTAGCGGCTGTCCCTTTACGACGGACGGCTCCAAGAATGATACCTTTACCTTTGGCTTCATTGTTAGCCACAAGAAACTGACACCTAAGCTCGTCCTCTACACGTGCTCCAAGGAACACGGCGATTGATGATAGTGGTTTCTTCTGTGTGATGCAGTCCAACAGAACCTTAATACTGATGTAGCTCAGAACTTTTGGGTTGAGGTCTTGCGAATCGAGTTGGAATCTGGCTTTGTTGCAGACCTTGGCTAAACCCTTCTGCCAGTCGGTGATTGCTTGGTTGAGCGCAGGGAGTCCTGCACGCATCAAGCGTTG